CTTGAGTCCTAGACTAGCGGTGGAATCTGCCGTAAGGACTTGATTATTTGTTCCAATCGGTACACGCGCATTGGCTGTGTCGTAGCCGAATAGATCGCCTTTAGTGGTTAAAGGTGTTGAAGCCCCGGCAGAGTCCGAGTAAAGAATTGCAACGCCGGTACTGACAAAATAAAGATATGCGCCCTGATATTGGCTAAGGGTAAGGCTTGCTGTGCTGAACTTGCTTACTGTTGCAGTGCCTGCAGTAACTACGCAGGAACCGGCTCCGATATTGCCAAGCCATACGGTATCTCCGGCTGCAAATAATCCGGTGTTTACGGTGATGGTTGTTGCACCGGCTGCGTTCATATATACGCGAGTACCAACATCAGCGGCAACAAGCACATAACTTGTGGTTTGTGTTGTTACGGTCTGGTTGTACTGATTAGTTTGTAGGGCTGTAACTTGCGCAGCCGTAAGTACCTGACCAGTGGTAAAGGTCTGTTTGGCCATTAGTTTTTCTCCATTTCAGTATGATAAAACATTAGTATCCAAAATCCCACTCAACACGCTGTCAAGGATAAATGAATCAATTATTGGCTCAAGTGTGGTAAAAGTGGTAAACCAAGTATTTGGCGTAATTGCGTGAGATACCCCAAACACCTGCAAAGTTTTGTTAAGGCTACTGGTGCCCACTGTGTTGGGTTGGGTGCTTTTGACCGTTACTTGATCAAAGTAATCAAGCGATAATGCAGCTGTTACTCCAGCCGTATAACTTGGGGTCGTTAGATCAAGGGTAATGGCATCGCATCGGGTTGAGGTTTCGGCTCGGCTTGCGCAATAGGCTTGGGCATAATCTAGAGCAACTGCATCGGTTTGCATTAAAAGGTCTGTTTGATCGTATGAGTGATTGAAATAAGTATCAATGCTGCTGGTGTTTTTTGAGTTTTGCGCGGTGCCACCGGTGCGTGTAATAGTTACATCGTTGTAAATCTGCGTATCATCAAAAACCCATTTAACTTGATTGTACTTAATCCCAGTGCCATCATCGGCAAACACGATAGGACTATTTGCCACACTGCCAGCAGTAACTGTGCGATCTTTAAGGGTTACATTGCCAAGGGCATCCATATAAAGTGCGCCATATTCGCTAAGGCTAACCGTTGAAAGAGCCGCAAGTGCAGTGCGCGTGGTGGTCGGATTGGCTTGCATTGTTGTAAGCCCTGCATCAACATCTCTGAGAGTTGAAGGCCAAGCAATCTCGTCAAGTATTTGATTGATACGCGTGCCTGAAAGATCCCCAGCGGTCGCACCTGTAACTGTAGATAAGGTGGCAAGGTTTAAGAGTCTAAAACCATCCACTGCCGTAATTGTCGTGGTGCTGACTTCCCCAACAAATTGGCTTTGTTGATAGTTGTAGCCGGTTATATATCCGGCAAAGAGTGGCCAAGTGATTGAGGTAGTCGGATCTGTGGCCGTGATCGTTACCTTGCGCAAGGGCTGTAGTAGGCCGTAATAAGGGCTGCTTGTGTTGCTTGGATTAAAGGCTCCGGTTTGGTCTGCAATTCTCAAGCCAAGCGTGCCGGTTTGAAATACATCGCTAAGTGCGTTACGGCCTCGGGTGATATTGACCGATTGCACTACATCGCTTACATCAACAATGGTTGAGGATGAATCACCAAGTGCATCAGTGTCTAAGATGCCGTAAACCGGATCATCAAGCACAAGCGTGGGTGCAAAGCCTGCACCAGTGCTGAAGTTAATTACAACATTGACGATTGGAAGGGTCAAAATCCACTTGCCGTTCCAGACGATGACCAGCCATTGCGTGCTACCGCTTGAATACCGGCTTGGATCAATCTGGTTAGTTGGTCTGGATCTGCAATTGTGTTTGCGTTTACTGTTACCTCAACGGCTGGTGGATTAAAATTGACACTGGGAAGGGTGGCTCTAGCTGCTGCAAAAGGATCGCCCATTGATACCGGTGCTGTCCCTGTGTTGGTGCTTGGCATTGAAGTGCCGATAATTGGTGTAACTGGGGCAAAGTAATTAGGTGATTGACCGGCTGCCACATTTGGTGTTGCTGGTGTTATGCCACCGATATTTCCCAAAATTGGCATTGGCAACTTGGCAATCTTTCCAAGTGTGCTTTCAACATCGGCTAAGGCCAGTTTGTTTAAGTTAATGGTGTCCTGAAGGGCTGCAATTTTGCGTGATCGGTCTGCTGCATCGGCACTAATCTTGGCTTGCTCTAATTCTTTAAGGGCAGATATATCATCATTCTTGTCCTCGGTTTTGAGGGCTTGCATCGCTAAAAGGCTAGCGCGATCTAGGTCGCTGATTTTGCCTTTAAGTGCTGCAGCAATCTGAATTGCATCAAGGTCAAACATTGAGGAAAGTTTTTTATTGGCGGTAGTTTGTTTGCTTAATACTAATAAAGCCCGTGCATCGGCTAATGCTTTTGCTCTTGCCGCTGCCGCCGCTTTTGCTGCTGCTTGCTCGGTTGCTCTAGGGCTTTGTCTATTTGTGCCAGTAATTCCTTTAGCAACCTCAGATTTGCCTAAATTTGATGCAAGTATAAAAGGTGATTTTAATGGATATAAAATAAGCAAATTAAATAACTTAAATAAAGGATTGGCGGCTATTTTGTCTGCCATAACGGCAAAACCGGTAATTGCAAATCCTACTTGAGCCGCAAAGTTTTCCATTGATTTTGCAGCACTATCAATCCCTTTGTTATCTCCAAGCCTAATAAGTGCATCAATCAAACTTGTGCCGATTGTTTCGCTTGCTTCTTTGGCCGATACTCCCAAGATTGCCATTTGACCTGAATAAGTTTTAGCAGATACAAGTGCTTGACCTTCAAACAATTTAGACAATTGCGCGGTGATTGCTTCCATATCGCCGGATTTGAGAAGGGTCTTGCTAAGTCCTGCACCAAGTCTGCTGAGGGCTGTGGTCTGCCCTGAGTAACCTTTAGCCAATGCCATAGAAACTGCGCTGAGATCCTTACCAGTGCCAGCCGAAATATCCATTGCCAAGCCGAGTGCACTTTGGGCTTTTCCAACATCACCAAGTACCAATACCAATTTTTGAAATGCTGGCCTTAATTCATCCTCTGATACACCGGTAGCCCGTTGCAACTTATCAATAAAGGCAGATACCCCAACGGTTTGATATGCCAAACCTAAGTTTTTTAATGTTTGTGCAAGGCTCTTTTGTGCTTTTTGATCTGCCAATGCAGCGGCAATTGATTTCTTTGTGTAAGCAGCGAGTGCAACACTAGCTGCGCCAATGCTTAGTTTGCTGGTGAGTCCAAATGATTTAGTGTCCTTGATCAAGCCTTTAAGTGATTTGTGAGCCTTTGTCGCACCAGTTGTATTTGCGGTGATAACTAACGGGATGCCGTAAGTTGAACTTCTAGCCATTGCGAACCCCCTTTGGCAATGCATTGAACTTCTCGGTTGCTCTAAAAATTGCGCTGGTTACTGCTGGCACAATCTCTGCCTTATTGTCATCAAATGCTCTAGTAATAATTCGCCCTTGTTTTTCGCCTCGCACTGTTAAACCTGAATCTTTTTCAATTGCTTCAATAAATTGTCTGCCTGCATTTGGGTTGCGAGAGTGTGAGTAGTGTTTGCCACCACCACCATTTGGCCCTACCCACGGCTGACCGGTTGGATTCTTTCGGCCTGCGGTTTCATAGATCGCACCAGCTGCGGATGCGTTAAGCAATTTAACTTGAGATGACCAGCCTTTAGTGCCGATTTTATTGCGAGCAGTGCTGACCTTTATGCCCTTGACAATTTCAGATCCATCAAAGGCTGACCATTGGCGGCCGGAATCCGCCCAATGACTCAAACCAGCAGGCACGGTGCGCGGTGCATATCCTTTGGCATCGCTGACCATCTCTTTGGTTAAAACTTTAATTTCGCGGTTCATCTCTTTAAGCAAATCAGGTGAAATGCGCCGGATGTTTTTAATGGCTGCGTTGAGTCCTTGGAGATTGGCGGCTTGCATCTTTGATTGCCTTTGCCCTTTCCTCAAGCACTCGTAAAATCATTTTGAGCATTACTGGATCCATCCCAATAAACTCTCTGGGAGCAATCCCAGTTTCAACACTTAGATTTGCGACCAAATAGGTGAGTGAGTCTTTGCCACTCAATCCCCTAAAGGGTCGCTATCTAATACCTCAACTGCCTTCAGCGTTTCCAGAAACTTCTCACCAAATATCGGCACTGATTCGCCGGATCGCCGGATGGCTTCCCAACACAACCAGTAAACATCCGATTGCATCTGATCATCTGCAAAGGCTTTGTGAATGCCTTTCTTTTTGTTCTGTTCAAACGCATATTCAATTATTGGTGTGATCTCAAACTCCTGAACCTCACCAGTGGTGCGTGTGATCTTTAACTTAGCCATTGCCTAGCCCCTTTGCTTAGTTTATGTGGTTGCGATTGCTACCGTGCTGGTGCAAGTAAATGTGATTGATTGGGTTGATAAATCGCCAACTGCACCGTTAATAGGTGTAAGGTTATTTACCAAGATTGATGCAGTAAATGATGGATTGGTTGCGCTTACTGCTGCTGTGGTTGGCTTCAACACGCAAGTAACAACCGTGCCGTATGCAGCTTGTAGGGTTGCATAAACTTCACTGGCTGCATAAGAGTTCAAGAAATCCAGCGTGATTGTGCTGGATTCCAAACCCTTAACAAATGAGTGCGCGGTTGCGCCCATTGCGGTTGTTTCCAATTCATCAAATTGTTGGTTGATCGTTGCGCTGGTTACTTGGTCAGATAGATCAACCGAGTTAATTGTTACTGATACTGTGTTGCTCAGTGCTGTTGTTGTTGCCATTATTCTGCTGCCTCATCTTTCTTTGGTTTCGCCGTTATCG